TGGAATATTAAATAAACCTGTAGCAACACCTGCTAATGCAGATTCAAAAAAACCAACATCTTCAGTTTTTTTACTTTCTACATCAATTTCATCGGGTAATTTATATACCATCTACCCTCCTAATCAGTAAAACCTTTTTCTCCGGGCTCTATTAATCCTTTTTTATTGGCACTATATCTTCCAATTTTTCCTGTTTTTGGATCTACATAATATGCACCATCAACTCTTTGATTTGCTTGTGGTAATTTAGAATAATTAGTTTCATCAATTCCAAGTTTTGTTGATTCAATTAAACCTTTAGCTGCTCCTATTCCAGCAGTTTGAGTATCAACAATACCATCACTGTATAATCTATCAGCTCTATCTTGTATTCTACTTTCAGCTGTAGATTCTTTAGTTGCACTTCCTCTTTCAAAAATTAAATTTTTAATTTCTGCATCACTCATATCAGGATATAATTTTTTAAGATCTCTAACTTGTTTTTGAATTGTTCCTGGATCAATTTCTTTTAAAGCAGCCTCTAGTGCTAAAGCTTTAGGTGCTCTTCTTGCTTGAGCTTCTCTAGCTGCCGCAGCTTCTAATCCTGCTAATGGTTCTGCTCCTGCTTTACCAACAGCTTCTGCTAATGATCCACCAGGTTGTGCTAGTAAACCTAAACCAAACTTAGCAAGTTGCATATATTTTTGTCTTCTAAATTCATCTTCTTCTGGGCCCAATTCTTTTTCAAATAAAGGTAATAGATCTTCATATACAGCTTTTAAATCTGATTTAGTTGGTTCTTGTCCTTTCCCTGCTACAGTATCTGTTGCCTGTTGTATTGTTTTTTGTTCTTGAGGTGTTGTTTTTTCTTGTTCAATTTGTTTTTGTTTTTCTTCTTCCAATACTTGTTGTTTAACTTCTTCGGAAGGAAAAGTCATTTCTTCTAGTGGAACAGGATCAAATATACCTTCGAACATATAAGGTTTTTGTTCTTGTTGTTGAAGTCTTTGTAGTATTTCATAACTTGATGGATTTAGGGCATTATATATTTTAGAAAGAAAACCACCTTCTTGCATTTCAACTCTTGGTTCTAAACCAGACATAATACCAGTGCCTTTGGAGTTTACTGCTCCTCCGCCTCTAAACATTGGTCTTTTTAATACTTTACTCATAGTTTATCCAAATGGTTTATAGCCTAATGATCCTAATATACCTGCACCTGCTGTTCCAAGTCCTAATGCAGTTTGTAATGGACTAGGTGGAGGTGTAGTAGTTTGTATTGCTTGTGCTGGGAATCCACCAATTAAACTTGCTAATTGTTGTGATACAAAACCAGTTCTAGTGTATGGTTCAAACGCCGCTTCACGAGCCGCCTGTGCCTGTGCATCTAATACTGCTTGTTGTTGTGCTTGTTGTGCTTGACCTAAAGCTGTTTGATATTGACCAAGTCCTTGTTGTGCTTCAAGTTGTGCTAATGCTTGTTGTTGTGCACTTTGAAATCCTTGTTGTCTTAAACCTGCTAATAATTGTGCATCAGAAATATCTCTAGCTGCTTCATATTCTGCTCTTTGAATACCTGCTCTTGCACCACCAAAAGCGCCTGCTCCAATTGCTTGTGAGGATAAAGCACCTAAACCTTTTGCTCTTTGTCTTGCAAGGTCTGCTTCTGTTGCCTGAATAACTTCTTGTTGATAAGGAGACATAAACTGCTGGTATGCAGTTGGGCCTACTAATGATTCTATACCTGTTGCTGCACCTCTTGCTCTTTGTTGTAAAGCAGATTCTGCTGCAACACTAGGTGCAAATTTAGAAGTGTCTATTGTTTGACCTAATAAAGGTGTTAATGCTTCTGTTAAAGTTACACCAGCCGCTTCTATAAACGGTGCCGGTTTAGTTACTTGTACTGTTTCAGCCATTATGCTATTTTTCCTTCCAACATTTTCATAGTTTTATACATTTTCTCAGCACCTTTTTGAACACTTCCACCACCTGCAGCTCTTACAGCGTCTGCTGTGAATACAAATTCATTTTTAGAAAGTCTAGCAGGTACATCATCTGCTCTTTCCTTTGCACCAATTGGTACAAATCCTCCACCTCTTAAATCCATTTCTTTACCTTTAAGATTCATTATACCACCATCTTGCATTTCTTCACCAAATAATTCATTCATTAAACCTTTGTATTGTGTTTCAGATATTTCACCACTTTGTCTTAACTGAGGTAAATATAATCTATAAAATTCTTGTTTTCTATCTTCTGGCATTACCCCATCTACATCGTTCATCATAGCATTCATAATAGCCATTTGTTCTGATTGACCAGGTTGTACTGTTACTTTTAATTTATCTACCATAAACTCTTTTGGTTCTTCTTCTACTTTTTCTACAGCTTCTGTAATACCACCAAATTCATAACCAACTCTACCACCTGCAGCTAAATAACCATATCGTCCTAAAGCAGATTCAATTTGACTTTCATCAAACCCTGCGTTTGACATATATCTTCTAATCAATCTAACTCTTTCAGAATTATCTGTAACACCAGCTTCTGCTAAACTTCTATTATATTCATCTAATGCATCTTGTGCAGCATCATATGCTTCTTTAGTTGCAACAATACCAGATGTAGTAGCAGCAGTTTTAAATGGCCCCGCTTCTTTAGCAACATCTGCAACTTTCATAATTCCTGATTTACCAATATCAGCAGCTTTTTCTAAAAAGCTTCTTCCTTCCATAACACCTTTAGCTAATCCTGGATCAACACCTTTTAAACCTGCTTCTGTTGTTTTTAAAGCACCAGGTAAACCTGCAGAACCTACTTCTGATAAACCTGCTGATAATCCTGCCATAGCAGTTGTAAATGGATCAATATCTCCTTCATCAGTTACAGATTGAACTAATGCACTTTGAGTTCCTCTTTTCAATGCAGCCTGTAATAAAGGGTTTTTTACACCACTAAATAATCCACCAAGACCAGGAGCCATTGGTGCGAAAGATGCAGCTATAGGTAAGAAAGGTTGTATCTCTCTAGGTACAATTTTCTTTACAATTTTTCTGACAGGTCTAGTTATTTTTTTTAAAAATCCCATACGTTTCCTTAATATATACTATGAAAAGCAAGGTGGCTAGTCTTGAATAGCGCCAGAATGATATAATTTACTTGGTTTTTCTTATATCGTCAACAATTTTAATCTTGTCTTTATTCTCATCCCTATCGAAAATCATATCTACACTACCTGTAAAACCGTGTCCTCCGTAGTGTACTAATTTAGTCTTAGTATCTGCAAAAATACGACCACCTATTTTAGTCCATAAATTACAAAATGCAATATCTTCTCCAAGATAACCATTTTCAGGATGCACATCTGTTTCAAAAAAAGTGTACCAAAACTCGTCCATTACCTCTACTTTTTGTCCTACCATTTGTCTATTTTTAGTTTTCTTTTCAGGATACGCTTCAGCCATTTTTTCAAAGACTTTTCTATCAATCATCATAAATCCAGTAGGGCCTGCTTTAACTTCTGCAAATCCTTCTTTATCTACTGTAAATTTATCTTTTTCTTTGAAGTGAATTATAAAGGTAATACCATTACCACCTTCTACATATCCTTTTACAGGGTAAGGAGTTAAGGCTACATCTACATCTAAATTAATTAATCTCTTAACAGCTTCGGGTTGAAAGCCAATATCTGCATCAATAAATAATAATTTATCTGCACCTGATTTCATAAACTCTGCAACACAATTATTTCTTGCTTGTGTTACTAATGCCATACCTGCTTGTAAATGAACCATACAATGATAAGGACAATCTGGATCTGGCTTTTGAGCCATTAGTTTTAATAAACTATTTGCATAACTAGTCGTTACTTGATGACCATATGCAGGGGTTGCAATGTATATTGTTTTAGCTTTTTTCTTTGTTTCTTTTGACATAAGTTAAAAAGTTCCTCCATTCGTTAATTCTTGTATTCCAAGAATAGTAGTTATTGTAGTAATCCATTTGCATATGCATATCTTGTTTGTATCCACCTGCTCTATACTTAGTTAATACACTATCTAAGGCAGAAGCAAATCTTTCAGCTAGTGCTTTTAAGTTAGGTTCAAACTCAATCATAGTTGCAAATTCTGCACACGTTTCTGGCAACGCTCCGTAATTCGTAGTTACTACGTGACAGCCAGCCATCATTGCTTCAATAGCAGATAAACAAGATGTTTCTTCAAAGATAGATGGATAAGCAAATATGTGTGAATCCATTACAGCTTCTTTTACTTTTTCATTTGGAGCATATCCGTGATAAATCATATTCTTAGTATTTTTACATCTAGCAAATAATCCTTCATATTTGTCACCTTCTTTTTCATTAAAAGCTTTTCCATATATTTCTGTAGAAGAATAAATATGTACTTCAAAATCATCTCTAGTTTTGTTTAAATAATCTATAGCTAATAATAAAACAGATAAACCTCTCCAAGGAGTTGTAGGATATATGATTTTTATTTTATCTGTTCCTGGAGGTATCTTTGCAAAACTATCATAATGATGAGTTGCATTTTTTAATACGAAAGATTTATATTCTGGTATTTGAAACTTTTCTCTAAACTGATTAAATTGCCAATGACTTACATAAACAAAATAATCTATTTCATCTACAAATCTACGATCCGCCATCAACGCTGCATTAGGTTGATCTATATTTAAATGTTGCCAAAGTATATTGATTTTATCTTTTTCTATTAGGTCAGGATGACAAACAGATCTAATAATATTAACACCTTCTAAATCTTCTTTATTTAATTGAGATACTAATTGTTCGTGTAATATCTCTGTCCCACCTTTAGGTTTTGTATTCATAACTTCTCTTTCTCCCACCATTGTCTAATTGTTTAAAATCCTTTTGTTCTAGATACTTACCTATACTATCTATATCGAAATTGTCAATATCATCAAAAATATATACACATTGATTAGGTTTTCTAGCTTCAAAAAATTCTACTTCTTTTAAAACACTAGTTGTATCGTGTGGCCCATCAAAATGAACTATTTCATATTTAGTAATATTAATTTTAAAATTATTATAGATTGGATAGTAATCTTCGTATCGTTTAAAAAATTCTACATCTTCTAAATTGATAAAATTAAATTCAGGATAATCTTTTGAAAAATCCTGTAACATATCTTGTCTCATAGAATTAGTATAATCTAGTCTAACATTCTTATTAGTATCGTGTGTGTTGTATTTTATATTACCGTATGGATCAATTCCAAGATGAGTTAAAAAAGTATTAGAATGATATTTACGATAAGCATCAATAATAGTTTTACTACCTTGACCTCTTCTAATTCCAAGTTCAACACTAACACCAATAGGATCTTTTAATTGTTTAACGGCGTTATCTAAAAATTCGTATTCTAAACTATCTCCAGTAATCACGATCCCGCCGACATATCTATTTCCGGCACGATGATTTTAACATCTCTACGAATGTCTTCTGGTTTTGCAGTTTGATCTGCTTTGACCTCTTCTTCATTCTTATACACCTTACCTGTTTTTATATTTTTTATTGTGATCTCTGAATCACACAATACTTTCACAAACTTCATTAGTTACCAATTAATCCTCTATTATTTTCTAATATAGATATTGCACCAGTTATACCTGATGTATCCGTTGTGTCAAGCAACAGAGAATCGTTTTCTTCTAATACAATGGGCCCTTTAGCTACATTACAAATAGTTGGCCCACTTATACTTGCATATGCAATTAAATAAGTTGTTGATGCAGAATTATCATAAACAGATGCTTGAACAACTTTACTTCCACCCGTATTCGTTAATTGTATATTTTGTATGATTGCTCTTGCAGTAGAATTACAAGTATACACAGTTGATTGCGCTGTGCTTGTTGGATCATAGAATGCGTTTTTATATATATTAGCCATTATGTTACATCATACCATTTTATTGAACCAAGGACATCGTCACCATTACTAGCTCCTTTAGCACATAGGGTTAAAGTATCAGATGCTCCAGCTATGGTTTGTCCTAGTTGATAGTCAAAATTAAATCCATCTCCATTTACATTTGCAGATGAAACTCCTTTACCTGATAAATATGTTTTAGATATAATAGTTCCACCAGTAATCGTTGTAGTACCTGTTAAATCATATTCTACATTATCAGAATAACTTGTATATGAAAACGCTGTTGATGGGGTTGCATTTAATCTTAATTGTAATTCAAAATCAGAATTTGATATTGCAGCCGCCAAGGCTCCTTGGGGTATAATTACTGCATAAGGTCTTCCTGACTTAATTCTAATGGTTGCAATATTATAAAAAGTTCCAGCTGTGGTTAAATTGACACCACCTAAAGAAGCTGTTCCAATTGTTTGTTCTACACCTCTTGGTTCATAACCCCCTTCAGTAATAGCAGAAGAACACACTTGTTGTAATACTGCTGCACCTGATATTGTACCTGTAGTCTCAATTTCATATCTTATAGGTAAGTTTGCTGTTTGTATATAAACCGTGTCTAAATTATTTGCATTTAAAAATGTATGAGCAGTAATGAATTTACCGTCTATTACAAAACCAACTCTAACAGATCCCATACCTAACCATTCATAATCTGTAAATAATATAGTTGCCTTAGTTGGATCTAATGTATAACCCGATGCACCTGTACCATCGAGTTTATCCCCATTCCAAGATGCTTGTGCAACATTGGTATCAACACTTGAACCCGATGTATAAGTTCTTCTTACTATTTGATAACCTGTTCCTGTGTCTTCAAAAAAGATTCCATTATTTGCATCAAACGTACCTACTCTTTGTTCTAAACCTGATTCTTGTGCATTCATTACAAATGTATTAAATATTAATAATGACTTACCTGGTTGATAACTCATTACTCTTTTTGATTGTCTAATTACTTTATCACCACTAGCAGTGGTTACATTTAAATTAACTGTAGATTTATTTGCTGTGTAAGTAACTGTTCCTGATCCTGTTAAATCTTCATCAAAAAGATTATTTTTTGACATTATATTTGCACTGTCAAAAATGGTTAGTGGATTAGAAACTCTTAATCTCCCAAATGCATCATAAGCAGTAGAGCCATCTCCACCACCAATAACTGTTGGTTCTGTATTTACGTTATTACATGCAGACATTAGTACCTCGTATTATACCAATTAAATCTTTCTATCTCTTGTTTCAATTCTTCTTGAAATGCAAAATTTAATTCTGTTTTTAATGTTGAAATAGATTGTAGAATTTGTCTTTGATTTTCTACTTCGTATTCTTGTTTTGGTTCAGGTATGTATGAAGTTATTTTAGCCATTATCCAACATAAGTTCCAGGTTTTGTTATATTACCTTGTTTTAATTCTTCAAATTCATATGGAGTTACGTTAGGAGAAATCAGTCCTATAGTACGAGCAGTATCATAATCCATCTTATTAAATCCTCTAGATTTAGATGCATTAATATCTTGCTGAGTTACTTCAGCCATTGCATTTGAAAAGAAATCATAATCTTGTGGATTAGAACTTGGAGTACTTTCAATATATTCTCTATTTCTATAACCTAAATAATCATTTAAATTTGTAGGTGTAATTAAATTAGGATTCACGATTCCTGATCTGTTATACTTATCTCTTATATCTATTGTATCTATTTCGTCTTCATCCTCATCTTGAAATAAACCAAACTCACCTCTAGCATAATCTGCTAATGTATTATAATCTCTTAATGCTCCTAATTTGTCTATACCTCTATAAGCTAAACCTGCTACAGGATTAATTAAACTTATCAGTCCTCCTAATATACCTTTTCCTAATCCACCCATTTGACTAAATCTAGATTGAAATTGATCTGAAGCATAAGGTTGTACTGCTCTATAGCCTCTACCTAATATATTATCTAAAAAAGAACCTGTATATTTTCTTGATGGTCCAAATACAGTTGAACCAAAATAATCCATTTTTTCTCTTGGATCAGCTAATGTTCCAATACCACCCGAACCTACTCCAGCGGCTAAGTCTTTTGCTGTTTGACTAGTATATTGTTCGCTTCTTCTTTGTTCTCTAGCATCTCCGCCACCACCACCATAGCTTTGGCTTCTATCCGATCGGTTATCTTGTGAAGAATAACTTCCGCCTCCGTATTGTGAATCTCTATCTTCTCTTGCCATTAACGTCTACCATCCGGTTTTATATCTACTCTTAATGTTCCATAACGCCAAGTTTCACCTATAGCGTCATTTTCTATTTTAATTGAAAGCAATCTGCCTCTTGCTCGAGTATCCACTTTATCAGTAGATGATGTAATTGTAAAGGGGCCAAGAGGTGAGCTTGATGCTGTGTTACTTGGATAATCGTTTAGTAATAAGGTTATCTTTGAATTACCAGTTAATACCTGAAAGTCTGGTACAAAACGTTTCATAGACATAATAAATTCACCATCACCTCTAAGATCAGCAAGTCCAGTTGTGCCTCCTAATGCACTTCGGCTTGCAGCAATATCAAAATCACCTGATTGTATAAATGCATTGATAGAAGTAGTACCTGATGAATTGATTTGATCGGTTCCGGTTTCATGAGCATAGTAAGTTGATGCTCCATAGGTATTTGTAATTCCTTGAATATCAAAGTTAGGTGTAGCCGTTGAAATATATTGTGTTGCATAAGGCACATCAAATACACCTGTATCTGCATATGATGACCTTGCTAGTGATCCAGTTGTCCAACAGTTTTCTCCATAATTGTATGTTACACATCTATCAATTTGTTCTGATCCTGCTTTTGGATAAAACCAAGTAACTTCATTATATAAAGTATTGTGTTCACCGTAAATAATTTGTGATGCATCATAGTTAATACCTAAATTGTCTCCTGTAGTTGTAAACACGAAGTCTTCTACCAAACATGGAAGTGCTTTAACAGTTCCATCGTAAACAAAAAATCCACCTTCACCTGACATCCAAAATATCATACC